CCCCCATCCCCATACACTCTAGAAATAAGAAAGGAACATTTCCAGCTATGTCTATTTATCATAAAGTATACGAAAACCTATGTCAATCCAGAAAAGTGTTGAAAGAGTCTTATGTGCCAGGTTCTGGTCTTCATAAGCATCACATTATACCTAAACACACTGGCGGAAAAGACTCTGACGAAAACTACACCTATCTTACAGTCAGGGAACACATCTTAGCGCATTTCATGCTATGGAAGATGTATAAAAACGAAAACGATCTAAGATCAATGAAAATGTTGGGGGCAAAACTATCAGTGACCCAAAGAAAGATTGTCGGAGAATGGTGTGCTAATAATGAAATAGGATTTCACAATAAGAAATGGGATCATCTAAAGCCTATTTGGAGGTCTAAAGGTATTGAAACTCAAAAGGTATCTGGGAACGAAAATACCTTTTATTTTTGGTCTACTGAGCAGGGAAGAAAAAAGCGTGCCTCTATGGGAGGTAAGGTTGGCGCTCAGTCTCAAATAAAGAGTCAAACGGGAATACATACTAAAGACACTAAGAAAAGGTCTGAGTGGGCGTCACTAGGCGGAAAGTCGCACAAAGGTAAAAAATGTATGTATAGACCAGGCGACAAAACTTTTATAAGAGTAAAGCCCGAAGACATAAGTTCAAGGTTGAACGAGGGTTATGTCTTCGGATCTCCGTATAAAAGAAAGAAATAGATCAGTTTGATCGGTATCTAATCCTTACTTTAGTGCTTGGGTGAACGCACCCAGCAAGAGCAATAGACAAAGACTTTCTGGACAGACCACCTTTGGTGATTTGATTGAACAGGTCCAGATCAAACGAAATCTTATCTTCTTTGGTATGATAAAAATCGTAACGCTCTTCATAGTTATCAAGATAATCGTGACCAACATTGTTATCAAAAGACACACCCAATGCGTCTGAAAGCATTTTAGGAATAGAGCCTTTATCAAGACTTTTGTGTTGGCCGTCTAGAACAAGAATAGATTCACGCACAGCATTGTAAATGGCTTTGTCCTGACAAAACTTTTCAGTTTTATCAACGATCCAATCTAGGTCTGTCTTATCTTCATAGTTGAGATTTGAGATTGTGTTAGATACTTCTTTATACTGTTCTTCGTTTAGATTGTCCTTTTCATCTATAGCAATGCGCAGGGCCTCCTTAGTAGGAAGCCCGTTGTATTTTTCAATGTAGTTTAGGATTTCTTTGAATACTATCTTTTGTGAGTTGTTATCAAAGTATTCGTCCTTTAGAAATGGTGTAACTTTTCTGGCGTATTCTTCGTTGTATACTAGTCCAGATAAGATTGTACTTTCAATCAATCTTCATCTCCTGTTTCTACTTCTTCTTTCAATAATTCGGATCGTCCAATTTGATAACGATCTTTGACGAATTCTTGGAAAGATTCACTTTCAATTAGCGGTTTCCAGAATGAATGCGAATTCGTATCTTTAGCACGATACTTTTTATCTTCTATTTCACCAGTTTCTGGGTCAATTTTAGAATACCATCCCACAGAAGGTTTAACGACAAAATTACCTTCGATGGCAACCTCAAGTAGGCCAGACCATTTGTTTATACCTCCATCAAAATGTACTATAAAGGGAAATTTAGATTTCTCTCTTACGTATCTGGACTTTTCAATGTTGATAGTAAACTTATACCCCTTTAGGTCTGTACCTTCTTTGTCTTGGGCCTTAGAGATGATAAAAACTTGATTTGCAGAATACATACCACCTGTCCCACCACTCATCACAGCTTTACTATACAACTCCATAGTTTGATAAGTGTGATTAATTGCAACACATGGTATGTCTTTCGTCGTGAGATTGGGTGTAACGATTCTCCACAGCGATTTCATCACTTTGGCGCGAGACATGTCCGCGACAGATTTTCCATCTAAGGCATCTTCAACCTCTTTTTTAGATGCCAAATTACCAACGGAGTCAATAAAGATTATAACTTTGTCGCCACGTTCTATAGATTCTAATCTTTTTGAGATGTCAAATTTCAGTTGCTCCAAGTGTTCTATTGGTATGTGTAGTACGCGAGATGGGTCGATACCATTTGTCTCAACATAGCTTGGAGTTGTTCCAAACTCAGAATCGTAAAATAAGCAAACGGCATCAGTATGCGCTTTCATGTACGCCTTAACCATCATGAGACCTAAAAGTGTTTTAAAACTTTTGGATTCTCCAGCGAGAAACGTTAAACCCGATGTTAGTCCACCATCAATTTGACCAGATAAAGCCATGTTGATGATAGGTATCTCAGTTGGCACACTATCTTTTACATTAAAATAAGCCGATTCTGATAGAATTGACGTGTGCTTAATGGCACCAGACTTCATCAGTTTATCCATTAGTGACATCTGTATTTCCTTTCACAATTTTCCATTCAGCAAACCTATCTGAGTTTGAGTTTACTCTATAGGTCATAGTTCCAGCACTAACGCCGTAGTGAGTTGCAGCATCTCCCATACTATCAAATAACCCATCTGGTGTCAACACCATTTTTTGTAAATTTTTAGCATGTAGTTTTCTGTACTCGTCAGAAAACATACCTATTTTTTCGCGTACTAATGTATCAGTTCCTTTTGTTCTATAGAATCTCTTTTCTTCTTCAGACATCGCATGAAAACCTGCATTTTTATCAAACGCAGCTTTGCCGCCAGCTAACCCAGCCTTTTTTTGTCTATCCAGATAACCCTTTGGGTCTCTTTCCTTATACTTTATGTGCGAAAGTCTAGCTCCTAATTTAGCACGTTTTTTACGATTTCGCCATCCCTTCATTAAGCAGTATGCGTAATAATTATAGATGTTGCCATTCATCTTATAACGTAAGAGATGAATTATTTTATGCTCTTTGGATGTTAGAGGAACCGTTTCGCCTTCTAAAAGGCCGCCTTCACATTTTGGTATTATGTGATGATTTTCGTAATAAACATTTTCTTCTACGGTTCTGGATTTTGCTCTACTTATTATAGAGTCGTGTATTTTCTTGTAGTCCATTTTAGTCTCCATTTATTGTTGATTGTTTTATAGTGGGGAACTATCCCACTTGAAACTATTTAGCAAATCTATGTGTCTCCATTTACTATGTCAGAAAGTTTTGTTTCAAATGCGTCGATCTTAGCTTCTCTGTTCGGCCAATAGATGTAATCTTTCTCAGGGTTGGCACGTAGATTATTCAACAGAGGTATTACAGCATTGTATAACGTTGTGAGCCTCGTGTCAAGGGCTTTTACTCTCCCCTCAAGAGAGGTTACTTCTACCTGAGACTCTTGAACTGTAGCAAGTTCTTCCTCAGTTACGGCGGTAAATCCGAAATCAAAGATGTCATCGTTCATGCGAAAAATCCTTCTAGTGTGTTTATCTTTTCTGTTTCCCAACCAACAGCATTAGTAACGAGTTTCAGTGGCTCTTTGAATGCTTTGTTGAACTGTGTTTCGTAGTCTACATACTTATCAAGTTTCATTTCTTTGGGCAGATACTGAGGAAATGCGATCACATTTTCTTGTATCGTGTTAGGTATAGTCAGATAGCAGAACTTCACCTTACTACCATTCTTGATCTTTTCCATGTGCTTATCCAATCCAACTTTCTTCATTTCATTGTTGAACAGAATAGCACCTCTGACGTGAATAGGTGTACCTTTCTTATACAGAGTTGTTTTGTCACTCCACTTGTCCATTTCAGATACGCCGCGCGGGAACGCAACATCTTCAGCAGGAAGTGTCTTGAACTCTTTATAAAAGTCTGCCACGAACTTCTGTAAATCAGTCTCTTCATCCCTCAAAATGATTTCATACGCTTTCTTGAACTTATCGCGAACAATCTGAGGTGTAGACGACTTGACCGCTTCTAGGCCCATCATCTTGATTTTTGGTTGTGCGTACTGAACACCTTCGTTGTTGATCACGTTTAGAATGTAACGCTTCTTAGCTACCCATACACCACGATCTGCGATAACCTCGCGAGCCATGACCATGCGATTTTCATAAGCACCCATCTTTTCAAACAGTTCACCGTAAGCCTTCGCAAGGATAGGAACAAACTTCTCTTCACAAGCCTTATCAAGAAACTTATCTGGGCTTTCTGGATTCACAGCTTTGACCAAATCGCTCATGTCAACGTAGATAGAGTCTGTATCAATGGCAATCACATAGTCTTTATTGTTAGACTTTAAAAACGTGTTCATGGCATTATTCATTGCCTTCTCAGCCCAACGAATGGATAGCTGACCAGACAATGTAATGCCCTCAGCGATAGCCAACTCAAAGTAACGAAAGTATTGATTGCCTAACGCACCATAAAGACTGTTGAGTAGAATCTTTACAGCCTGTTGAGTGTTTGCGAGGCGATTAGCTTCTCTTTTGAGTTCTGGGTTAGGCGTCTTTTCATTCTGCTGTTGAACTTCAAGCATCTTATCTTTAGTCGCTCTGCGTTCATCGTATAGCCCGACAATGATTTCTGGTAGAACGCCTTGCTTATCTTTTCTATAACAAGACCCATTAGCAGCAACAGAGACGTTTTTGTTTGCTGGGTGTGGCGCGTGTTCCAAATAATAATCAACACCAGACATAAGTTGATGTGATGGGTCTTTCAATAGTGTTTCAGGTGACATGTTGTATTGAACAATCAAGTTTGGATAGAGGCTGTTCAAGTCAAAAGAAACAACCCAGTCAGTGCGTCCAACACGAGGGTCTTTCACATAACCACCTGGGTAAGATTCTTTCTCCTTTCTCACATTAGGTGGCACAGCCACTTTTCTGAGGTTCAGATAACGATAGATGATACTGTCCCAGATAGCAGTTGTACCGAACACGTCTGGATAGTTTACTGCACCCTTGTAAGCAATCACAAGCGCTAGTTCCATCAGGCCCATTTGATTGTCAATGCGATCAACCAGTTGAACATCGCGTATGTTGTAGTCAATAAACTTCTGATGATCAGCTTTGTAGAGACTATGCAGTGAACCATGCTCTTCGTATGATAACTTCTTTTCGCCTAACACAACGTGCGAGATGTGATCAAGTGAATACGACTCTTGTGGCCCAAGAGAATACCCAAATTTCTGAATGAGATCATAGTAGTCCATTTGTGCAATACCGTAGATTTCGTAAGCATCCATAGACTTACCCTTGATGCCAATCTGACGATACTTGTTGATACCCCAAGGAGATAATGCTTTAACTGTCTTTTCACCACAGACTTTTGTGATACGATTGACCATGTACGGAATGTCAAATAGACGAATGTTCCAACCCGTGATTATGTCGGGATAGTTGTTTTCCCAGAACACAACAAACTTTTGCAAGAGTTCGCCCTCAGTGTCACATTTGCGATACTGAATCAGTGCGCCATCAAGGTCAAGTTCACATTTGGCGTGATCATAGTTACCAAGCCCCCAAACATGATAGACGTTTGACTTACTGTCTTTGTATGCGATTGAAATGATAGGATGATCAGCATCTTGCGGATGAGGGAAGCCGTCGTCTGATGCGACCTCAATGTCAATGTTGCCAATGCGAATCATGTTGAGATTGTATTCAACTTCTTCTGGGTATGCAGTTGCCAAGAACTGAGCAACATAGTTGTTGTTGCCATAGACTTTAAAGTTAGAGACCTCTTCATACTTTTTGAAGAAGTCTGTCGCTTCTGACATACTCTCAAGTTCAAGTGGAGATACAGGTGTACCGTCTAGCCCTGTCCATTCTGTGTCATTTTTTGTAGGAAGATAGAACGTGGGCTTGAATGCCGCACGTTTGTGTATTCTGTTACCTTTTGAGTCATAGCCTCTGAAAAGGATTTTGTTGCCGTAGCGGTGTGCTGATGTGTAGAAACTCATAATACCTCATGGTTTAGATTGTACAGATCAATCTATCATCTTTTAGATCATGTGTCAAGCATTTTTATAAAATGATAGACAAGCGCTGGCGCTTGTCTGAAGGAGTTTAGTCCTTTGTAGAGACAAAAGAGTACATCTCTTTTGCTTTATTCATAAGATCGTCCATTGAATACATCTTATGTGCTTCTTGGACTTCTTCTAATGTTTTTTTACCTTCGCGATACATGTCAGTTGCAAAGCGAATGTTCATTTCGTATTGTTGATCCATGTATTCTTTTGCGAGTTGTAGCATTTCTGCACGAATTTCAAATGGGTTTTTGTTTGACATAACTTGTCTCCTGTGTGTTGTGTGTGTTGTGTTGGGGGCCGAAGCCCCCGTTTAGTTATTCAGATAGCAGTTTTTTTGAATCGCTACTGCTAATCGGAATCTTCTTAGGTTTCTTTTCTTCTGGAATAACATTCTGAAGTTTTACCGTAAGTAGACCCATATTCAAAGTCACACTTTGAATCTCAATCGTATCAGCTAGTGTGAACTTGCGTTCAAAACTTCTAGCAGCGATACCCTTGTGTAAGTAGT